CCGGCCTTCATGCCTTTGACTTTGCCACCGGCCTTCATGCCTTTGACTTTGACTTTGCCACCGGCCTTCATGCCTTTTACTTTACCGCCAGCCTTGTAACCTTTTTTCTTCATTTTCATAGTGACGCTCCTTTAAAAAACTCTTGCTAAGCCACCGCGGCTAGCTTTCCATTTAATTCGTTTAGAAGACTTCTTCTTCTTAGCAGCAGATGTACACTGAGCCATCGTCGGCCTACATGCAGGATACCCCTTACGCTTTTCCCCCTTCTGACGACCACAAGGTTTGCCTGTCTTACAGTCAACCCAACCTTTTCCGTCATTTTGGGAAAACCATTTTCGTAAAGAATTTTCCTTTGCCATTAATAAGTCCTCGTGCTTTTCCGTCTTGTCTCTTCAACACTACCACAACCAGAAGCTATTATTCCGCCACCACCATATCTATTTTTAGCAGGGCGTTTAGGATTATCCACTGAAGTCATCAGTCCACCTGTTGCCGCTTTCTTAGTAGAGTTTCCCCAGTTGGCCGCCCCTACCTTGCGACACTTTGATAGGGCTCCGCTTGCGTAGGCGCTTGGCCACACCTTGTATCGGGCTTTGACTTTGCGGTAACAAGCGTCTTTTTTTGTTTTTGTTTTTGACATCAGCTTTCCTCTTCGGCGTTCGCGAGATTTGAAACGATATCTGACCACGGCTTATCATTTAAATTAGCCTTTCGTGAATTGTTTACTAGGTACTTCAACATGTCATTGTTTAAAGCCACCATAGCGTTAGTGTTATGAATCTCTGTCTCCATGACAGCAGTTCTAGTGTTCAAGTCAATCAACGTGCTAGACGCCCAACTTGACCATTCCTTAGCAACAAAACCAATAGATCCAATCATCGCCGCTAGCACGAGACTTCCAATAACTTTTTGATCCATACGCATCACCACATTTTACACGACCAGTACCTAGCCGTTAGTTTGTCTAATCTTTTTGTGTCACAACCATGTCTTGCACGGAACGACTTGCGACGCTTGGGGTTAGATTTTTTAATAGTCATGTTGGCGTCCCCAAACCTGATAATTTTTTCTTTACCTTTATCGCAAGCCTTTACCACGGACTTTTTCCCGCCAGAAATCTGACGTTTAGGCTTATTGCACTTCATCTTAGCCTTGTCGATTTTAGGCATGGATAATCCTTACGCTAAAAGAAACGTCAGTTCAGTCCCCGCGCCCGTAAGCGCAGAAATGTAGACTCCAGAAGTAAACAGCAACCCATTCTCAGGAATGTATATCTCGTTCATACCTATGGGAAACTTCTGCGTTAACAGTGTTGCTCCCCCATTACCATTGGTAAGAGTAAACGAGCCCGCTGCAGTCGCGAATATGTTTACGGCTTGAAGTCTAGATCTGGACGGCCCTATGAGAGCCGCCGCTGAACCTTGCGCGTGATTATATGCAGTTATGTCTGAGCCTGACATGTCAGAACCCTCCTTTAAGCGTTTGCATCTTTATCTTGCAAGTTGTTTGCCTGCACATAAGTGAACGTCACAGTAATTTGACCATTGGTAGCAGTCGCTCCCGCAGATATAAGTGTTGCTGTGATCTGGCTATCAAGACTAAAACGATCTGCTGTATCCAAACCCCCAGCGGCAAGAGCGGAAGTTTCCCCAGCCGCTTTAACATTGGTATTTGCAATAAGAAATTGAGTCGTTTTGCCCACAACGCCGACAGAAACAGTCGCTGCGCCACCAGCGTTACTAGCTATAGCCACTCTTATTGTGACACCGAGTAGCTGTGAATTATTTGGAATGACGCCGACATCGTAGGTAGTTGTTCCAGCGGCGACTTGTGCATCAATCATAATAGATTGAGACATCACTACTTGACCGATGTTAGCCACGTTTGTGCCGACGATTGTGCCTGTTGTATCTTTGATTGTGCCTGCCCGAATCGGGCCTGAGAAAGTTGTATTACCCATGATTATCTCCTGTCAGGGTTAAGTCAGTCGCACCATGCAACTGTCAGGAATAACTCTTCATACAACACTTGAAGCCAAAAAGAAAGAGGCGATTCGAAGACCGCCTCTAACTACAGTATTAATCCGGAACTTATGCTCCAGGTGAACCGAACACACAACGTGGATCAGAGAATCCAAAGCTATAACGCTCACGAGCCTTGAAGCGCATGTTACCTGTGTCGAAATCTGCTTCCATGTTAGTGGATAGCGGAGTTCTTTCAAAGTGAACAAAGCCGCGAGGCGCGTCTGTTTTGATGAAGAATGCATCAGGGTCAGTTAGGAAGTCGTTGACTGCATAACCTTCTGGTAACATTCCCATTGAGCGCAATGCGTTTGTGTCATTGTCCGCAGTACCTACACGTAGGTTAGATACCATCAAACGTTCTGCAATAAATTGCAATTGACGTGGGATCATTAACTTAGTTCCACGTAACGCAACCTTTAGACCACGTTCATCCACAAAGCCTGCGATGTTGATTAGAGCGTCTTCTAAAGAAGTTTCGTTCAAATCAGCAGCAACAGCCGGAGTGTTTGCTAGTGTTCCACCGTTTGTTAACGGGTGGTTAGTTGCACAAAGAGCAACACCGTCACCACCAGCAGAAGCACCACCTGTGAACGCATTGTTCAATACAGCGGCAGCTTTAACCTGCTTAGAGTGAGCCATTGATCTTGCGAGGGCGCGTGTGTAACGACTGCCTAAACGGTCGTACAAGTTGTCCTCAATTGCTTCCTCAGTGATTGAGAATGCAAGTGCAACAGTTTCGTGGTTGTAACGAGCAGTGAATGCTTCGTTAGCGTCGTCGAAGTTAATTGCAGAACCTTCTGACTTAGTAGGTGCCGCACCAAATCCAGCCAACATTACTTCTTCTTCAAACGCACGGTCTGAAGATTCAGTAGTGAAGATCTCTGAATGTTGGTTTTCGTACCGATTGTACTCCATGCCAAATAAGGCGTTGAGACCGGGTTCTAGCTCTTTCGCTAGTTGTGCGCGTGATATAGCCATCTGTTAGCCCCCTTATACGCCAGTCACAGAAACAGTACCCTGTGCAATACTTCCGTTTGGAGCATTGAAATGGTTGTTTAAGCGAACGATTAATGGAATACCAGCTACAGTGAAATCTGCATTACTAGGGTCGTCTTGGACTCCCATAATACGCATAGATAACGATGCAGTGGCAGCGATTGTGTTTAGGTCAGCAGTTGCTGAAGAGATACCTGTAGTATCACTACCACTATTACCACCCGCAAGTGCAATGTTAGCAAATACTGCTGCGCGAATTTCCGCTTCAGTGTTTGCCGCAGCAACTACGTTAGATGTAGCAATTGTGAACGTCTGCATAGGATCGTCATAAACGAAAGCCTTAACAGGGTAGTTGGTATCAGCGCCCGCACCTGGCCATGTGTTAGACCAGATAGTTGCGCCAGTTGTAGAAGAAACGTATTCACATCCCCAGAACACACCTACAATAGAGACAGTTCCACCAGCCGCAGCTTGTAGATCGTCAATTACACCAGCCGCAGTCGGTATTACCGGCTGACCTTGGTATAGTTTGTTTGTGTTACCTGGAGCTATGCGATATTCCGTTGCCCCGGTAGAATTGGCTCCTTGGCCAATTTTCCCAATGGGTCGTAGCCCAAAGGATCCGTTAGAATTTGCCATAATAGCACCTCAATAAAAGTTACTCGGAGTCTCTTCGTGAGCCTCCGAAGGATACACGACTTTGCCGATTGTTACTAATCGGCATTGAAGGATGTTGGTCCTTCATTAAATCCTGATCAACTGCTACCATTTGTTCGCGGGTCCGGTTCCCGTAATACGCGGATCGTTCTTGGGCGGTTTCTACAGGTATTCGACACAGCATCAATCCACCTTGTCCGATGATGCCCTCAAATCGACCTTCGTCAATAGTGGGAGCTTCATAGTCTGGATACTCGTCCTTACGAACAGGTTCCCATCCTTCGCGTAGCTTAGTGTTGACGTTCATCTTATCGTCTTCACCACGCATTGCGGTACGAATCCAACGATGCACAAACCCCGCAGGGGCGTCTGGTGCAGCAAGGCGACTGGGCGGTGCCCATGGTTTACGGCGCGTTTCTGTTTCGCGTGTTACGCTTTCGCGTGATTTTCTGTCAGTCATTTGTCTTACTCCTTCACAAACTTCGCATATTCTTCAAGCGGAACGTTCAGTCGTTTCGCCATCGCAATTTGGGAGGGTGAGAGTTTCACCGACCTACGCCCCTGTTTTGTTGTACTGCGGGTAGCTGAAGCGCCAGCAGGTGCGACCTGTGCTCCGCCCGTTTTCTTCGCCTTCGGGAACTTCTGTGGAAACTCCGTTCGAATGCGTTTGTCAACTTCACTATAGTACTCATCGGTCGATGGGTCAAACCCTTCTTCTTCCACAAGCTTTTTATGTAGTCCAAACGCGGCATAAGTCATAACATCATCAGAACCAAACCATTCATTTTTATTTGCCCACTCTTCTGCTCGAGCATCTGGTTTAGCAACGGGTGCTTGTTGTTGTGCAACTGGTTGAGCTTGTTGTTCTGGTTCTTCAACCTCACGCTCAATACGTTGCTTGGCTAAACGAATACGATCTTGCTGAACAGCCATCTTAGATAATTGTTCTTGTGCAGAGAACATTGCGTCTGAATCTCCAGAGTCATATGCTTCTCGGTATTGACGTTTAACAGAGTCAGTGTGTGCTTCTAAACGCGACTCTTCTGAGCTAACATAGCCTTTGTCTAAGTTCTTAACTTGAGACTTTAACTTGTTGTTTTCACTCAATAATTGTTGAGCCATTCGAACAGCTTCTTCACGATCTCTTTCTTCTTTCCGATACTTCTCGGTAAGTTTCTTAATTCGTTTCTGAACGTTGTTGCTATAACTTTCGAGTTCGTCGCCTTTATCTTCAGCGGGTTCTTCAGCAACAGTCTCGACTTTCGTCTCTGACTCCTGCTCTTCTGTTTCAGATTCAGATTCAGCGTCTACTTCAATCTCAACGCCTTCCTCTTCTTCAATAATTTCTTGTACTTCTTCGTTCATGGTGCTCCCCTAAACTTGTTTAATATCATCAGGCTCAAGAATTGTAGCGATCACTTCGTCATCATTTATGATACGAACTTCTCCACCATCAATCTTAAATCTTGATCCAGAATAACGTCCAATACATACCCATTGACCTTCTTTGCACCAGGCATCAGAGCCTTTGCCGAACTTATTTGGGTCTTTATATGCTAATGGACCGATCTTCAAAACATATGCAACGACCGTGGCTACGGCCTCACGAGCTCGAATCTCGTCTGGGATGTGTAGACCGCCTTGCGTTTTAACAGCACCTTGATAAGGCATCACTAATATACGCCAACCTGTAGGTTGAGGTAGTCTTTCCAAAAGGGGTTTTTCTAATAGAGAAGGGTCTAACACCTTCTCGGTTGCGTCAACGTATGCGCTATTCACAGCGGATGAGTCGGCTTTTGCCTCCTCCCGTTCCTTGTTCATTTTCTGCGCGACGTGGTCAGGTACTAATAAAGTCTTCGTCATCGTCTACGGTTCTTTCCAGCAGGGATTTAAATTCCTCACGAGCGTAGGTCAGGCCCCGTACCTCTCCTACCATGAGTTTGTAATGCTCCCAGTCTTTGCAAGCATCACTTGCAAGAGCACTTGCAATATCTTGTTCGCGCTCTTGTAGTACCTTATACATATGTTTTGCAAAATCAACAACATCCATTTTAGTATGTTTTTCCACGGTTAGCGTTGAAACGAACATCGCCACCATAGCTAAACTTTTGAGTGTCACCACGGAGTCTTTTAGTAACTCCAGTTTCCTCATCAGTTACAAACATTTTATCTTCAGCTTCGATATTTTCTATTTCATTAATAGAAGCTTTATCTAGACCTAAATACTTAGGTCGTAACTTAGGCTTCGGTGAGTTCTTTGGTGCAGGCATGTTGTTCTCCTATATCATTTCTAAAGCTTGGTGTAACGTTTCTTTATTACGTCTTGTCCATCCGCGCCCAAACGTTTCAAACGTCTTTAAGCCTTTATAGAAGTCCTGACGAACGCCGTAAACATAATTTATTATTTCTTCTGGATCTTTCTCCATAATAAGACCTAGCGTCTGTGGTCCTATGGCTCCGTCTTGCGTAGCCCCAACTGCACGTTGCACAGCTTTTGCAGGTCTACCCGATCCAGAATTCACGGCCCAATCCAGACAGGCCCAGTCCAGACCAGAAGGAAGTGAGTCTCCTTTGACTCGATCCCAGTAGTTCTTCTTGTATATCGGAGCTACGTCTTCGGGTGTTAAGTCACGCATTTCTTGTTCTGTAGACTCACGACCAATCCACTCATCGTACACCTTTTTAGTAACTCCCAAATTTGTGATACCTCCGGGATCTTCGGGATGATTTACGAATCCTCCTTCGTGGGCAAGAAGCATGTCTAAGCATTTGCTAAAGTTTTCTCTCATTTTTTACTCCCGAAATATTTGCTTACGCCACGCATACCTATACTTGCGGATACTATTCCACCTAAAGAGTACTGGTACCAACCAGGCATATCCGATAATGCAGCGAAACCTGCCTGTACTATTTGATTACCCCAATCCCCACAAAACGCCAAAATAAGGGGAATACTGAACAAAAGCGTAATCCACTCATCCTTCCAGCTATTCTCGGTAGCCTTCATTGCGGCTAGATCCCAATCAAGTTCTCCTGTTGCGATCTTCATTTTTGTTTGCGCTTCAGCCTGTTTGACGGCAGTCTTGCCCTCAACCATAGCCCCAGCAAGGTCAGCGACCTTACCTAATAAACCTAGTCCTATCATTCTTTATTCGCCTTTCCTTTTGTATACGCTTCCTTGCCATAGAAGGCAGCAACGATAGCAGCTACAGAAACAAAATACACACCAGCAATAGAAGCTAGTGACTTCATGGCTTCATCAAGATTTGCCACGTTACAGAATATAATGGCAAAAGGGTATAGCAACATACCAAATAATGCAAACCATGCCATCTTACGTTGTGCATCTCTTTGAGCATCATCATCAGCCATCTTTAGTCTTTTATCTTCTAAAGCTAATTTATCCCATTCGGCTTGGTCAATAGTACCATTGCCGTCTGCATCGGCTTTTTCAAACTCTGTCATGTCATTCTCCTAATCGGCAAGAGGGTTATCTAACGCCCTCTGTAGTTTGTCCATTATCTTATTTTCTAAGTCTTTCATGGAGCCGCTTTGTGATACCCTAACACGTTCTCGTTGGTTTTCAAAGCGAACTTCTGCGGCATCAATCATAGTACGCACTTTGTCTTCGTTCTTACGAACAAGGTCTTCGATCCTGTCAGTCTGTTGTTCAATGCGTAAGATGTCGTCTTTTAATCCATTTTTTATATCTCTAGTGTACTCGACAGACTCTTCTACTTTCTCAGATATACCATCTACTTTGGTATCCATCACGTCCATCTGTTGTTGATACGCCTCAATATCTAAACCGGCTACGGCTTCAATCTTTTGATACAAGACAAATCCTCCGTACAATCCTCCAACGATTGTTGATAGAAATGCAAAGATAGCCATAACAGAACCCGCAGTCAGTCTCATTCCGCCCGCTTTCACCTGACGATCTGCTAGTCCATCAATGCCATCAGCTATCTTAGTTGTATCAACCATCAGTTTTCGAACTCCATATCCCCACCCGCACTTTGTAGGTTCTTTAGTTCTTCAAGCTCGTCACGTAGCTTTTGCACTTCTAGCCTGCGTTGCGTTAGCTCTATCTGGTAAAGGTCATTACAGTTAATACGAGCCTTTGGCTTGTCTAATGGTATAACAATACGCGCATATACTCCTATGTCTTTACCCTGACTGTTTGTGTTTAGCCCCGAAAG